GAAGTTTCGGAAGGGAATACCGTACCGTTTTCGTCTTGGAACTTGTTTATTACAAACTTATGCGTTCCATGCTCGTAGCTGTGCAGGTCAAACTCGTAGCCTGCAAGTTGCCCGCTTTCAAACTTAATCTTTGCGTTCGTTCCTTCTATCAGATACTTCGTTGTTTTCCCGTCCGCTTCTTTCGCGTTAAGGTCAAACATCGTATTGTCGATGAAGGTAATCTTATCCGTACCCAATGCCGTAACCGTGCCTATACGTCCCGGTTTGATGTTGGTATAGTTCTTCTCGTTTTCCTTTATCCCGTAGGCGGCTATTGATTCCGCATCTTCCAAATAGGAAGTAAGGCGCGTAGTTCCGGGAAGGCATAGCTTTGTATGCCCGTAGTTCTTGCCTAAATTCTCCGTTCCGCCGTAAATGAAAAGGCGGTTTGTTATCCCGGCATTGTTCACGTTGGTACGGCTAAGCTGGTACAGACCACGCCCGCGCCCGTACTTCAACGTGAAAGTATGCGTTATTCCCGCTTTGGCTTTTATGTTGAGCGTATTGGTCTTCCCGTCGCTGGTTATCTCAAATTCTACGCCGTAGTTGGTACAGTGTTCCTGCAATGCCGCCAAACAATTCTTTTCGGTGGCTGTAAAGTTTGTGTACTCCGTATCTTTGGGATAGTTCCCCAGCTTCCAAAGCCCCGGATATACGCGGCTTATGTTCCACATCAATACTTCCAAATGCCCGCCCAAATCCGAGTAGAACGTATCGCCGTAGCAATCTTCGGGCAAATGGTACTGAACATCTATAAGGTCGTATTGCGCCCCTTCTAAGGTCAGTTCGTAGGTATAGTTCCTTTCGCCGTTCTTGGTTATTTGCGGAAGCTGGTTAAGTTTGTACTTCTTGCCGTATATCAGCGTGGTATCGCCTATCATCAAATCCAAAGGCGTAGCGGTGGTTATGGTAATACTTACCACGTCCTCGGAAAGCAAGGCGATTTTTTGCGTCGCCTTGCTTACTGCGCTTATATTCTTCCTGCTGAATAACGGTGTTTTGCTTCCGTCGGCATGGTTTATTATAATCTGTTCCATACTACAATACCGTTAGTTTCAAAGTCCGTTATGTCTTCAATTACCCCGGCTACAATTATGTAATAAATTCCGTTATCCGTGTAGGTGTGGCTAATGGCGTTCTTTCCGGTGCAATCCCCGTAAACGTCTGTATCTACCGTACCATCGCCCCAATAGATATTAACCATCTTATCCGATTTGAAAGCTACGCTTACCGAAGCCGAACCGCTGTTTAATCGCTGGTGTCTTACGACACGCTTAACCGGGTCGGGTTCTTTCAGCTTCAGGGAGAAAGTACCTATCATTTTATCATCGTGCCAGCGTTTGGAAGGGGCTACCCCGTCTTCGCAGTAAACCTCGTAAACAAGCGGTTTAGTTGGGTGTATGGAAATCATAAGACGCTGTGTGCCGTCCTGCCGGAAACGGTCATACAAGGTATTAACCCGTTCTACAAAATCCATTTTGCCGGAAGCCTTTAGCCAGCAATTAAGCGTTATTTCGCGTTCTTGGTATCGCTTTTCGGTAAGGTCTATAACTTTCCCGTGATAGTCCGCCCAATCAACGGAAGCCGGGGTTTTCAGTTTGGGAAGGTCAAGAACGCCCGTAGAACTTTCTACGCGTATTCCGAAATCGCGGAAGTTCTTACCATCCAAATAATATTCAAGCTGTGCAACGGAGTTAAGTTCTTCGCCTATTTCCGCGTCGCTCAATACGACGTTATACACCTTCACGCTGTCTAAATCGGCGTAACCGTAACCTATGCCGTAAATGTCTTGTATTAACGCTATCCCGGTAAGCGTGGAAGGCAGTACAATCGTTTCTATTAACTGCGTGTCTAAATAAACCAAAACTCTGTTACCGGACTTCTTTATAGCGAAGAAGCCCCAGCTATCCGGTTCTACGTCTATCCAAAAGGCGCGGTAGCCTTCCACTTGGTCGGTATTGCAGAACAACCCTATTCTTTTGCCCGTATAGCCGTCCGGGTATTTATTGGCTTTTACCCATGCCAATATGGTAAAACTGCCGGATAGGGGTACAACGTTATAGTTTACGTCTGCATATCCTTCGCCGTCAAAATTTATGCAGTTTCCCTGCTTACCTGCTACAAAACTGCAATCTACTACGGTTGCGTCGTGGCGGTTCTGCGCAAAGTCGTATGCAACGGTAGAACCGTTCGCTTCGTCGAAAGGTAAGTCTAAAATTAAATTCTGTTCTAATGCCATAACTGCTAACGTTTATCAATTACTTTTATATTCGCGTTGCCGGAAGCCCGGTTAATGCACTCCCCGCCGTGTTGGAAGACAGTAACCTTTGCCGTCCCGCTTGCTGTTATCTCCACTTTTGTCCGGCTGGTTATGTCAATGCAGACAAAGGCGTTATCTTCAACCTCTACAACCAGCTTTGTATCATCCCGCGCCCATACTTGCGCCGCGCAGAACCCCGAAAACCGGGCTTTGCCTTCCGATGTCCCGAAAGCTACAATACGGCGCATGTCTGCAACGCTGAAAGGTTCGTCGATGAACACGCCGTAATGTTCATGCAAGCCTTTGAACTCCGCACGCAGTTCCGCGCTGGGGAAATCGTTGTCAAAAACAAAATCAAGCCCTTTCACAAAAAGCGTCAGAAGCCTTTCTTTTGATGTCGCCCGAAGAATGAAGCTATACCATTCCGAGCAAATGCCCTTAGCCTGCGCTTCGGCGGCTAAAGCCCTTTTCAATTCTTCAAAACTCATATTCCGTTGTTAATCGGTTATGCCCTGCGAACGTAAATCATCCGTAGGGGTGTTGGTAATCTTGTTTATTATGGTAAGCAGCCGCCCGCTTATCACGCCTAACGTGGTGTCCATGTTCGCAAGGTGCGTAAGCTGTTGCCGCAAAAGTTGGAGCGATGTTACTTGGTTTACCCGTACCGCGTTCGTTTGCCCAGCCAAAAGGTCTATACTTTCTTGGCTTGCGCCCTTTATTGCACCGCTTAACGTGCTGGGGTCGTCTTCGTCCAACTGTTCAAATAGGTCTTTGTACATATCCATAGCAGCGGCAAAGTTCGCCCCGGCTGCTTGTATGGCTTGTTTGAAACGCGCCTGTTCCGTTTCCGTCAATCCGTTAAAAGAACCGTTTCCTTCTTCATCAAACCCCATGTCTTTTTGAAGCTGCTTTATAGCCTTCTGTAAGGGTTGTTCTAAGAACTGTAATTTTAAGGCGTTTACAACGGCGTTTTTTATCACGTCGTTTGCTACTTCTCCGAAAGCCTTAGCCGCGTTTTCCCCACCTTCAAAGGCTTCTACCAGCGCGTTTGCCAATTCGTCCGCCAATTCCGTAGCCGAAGTTTGCGTAATGCTCTCGGTAATCTCTTTTATTAGGTCTTCTATCTGCCTTCCGGCTTCGGCGTATTGCTCCCTAAATTCGTCCACTCTGCCCCAATCGGTTTTCTTCTTGCTGATTTCATCGTTTATCATGCCTTGTATCTCGTTCTGCTGGGCGCGCAGGTTCTGTATCATGGCATTTTGGTTCTGATAAACGGTTTCGCCCAAAGCACTATCTACGGCGTGTTCCAATGCGTTATAGGCATAGCCTAATTTGGTAACGGCTTCTTGGTGTTTCTTTATGGACTTCTCGGCTTTCCGGTCGCGGGTGTTGAATAGGTCGAAGGCGGAAGAAAGGAAGCCTACCGCACCGGAAACCATTTGTACCGGGTTCATGCTTGCGTAACCTGCGGCGAACTGTCCTGCACCTTCAAGCATTCCGCCGATGTCCCCTAAAATAGCGTCCGTTTCTTCGTCCATTGAAACACCCATTTTCTTTATTCCGCTTATAACGCTGTCAAATGCCCCGGAAACAAGGTCTATGCTGCTTCCTATGCTTTTAAAGGATTCCTTAAAAGCTGCTGAAACGCTTTTCGTCGTGCCTTCTTCCTTTGACAATGCGGCGTTAAGCACGGCTAACTGTTCTTCGCCTTCTACGGTCAGCTTTATTGTAGCTTTCTGTTTGTTGAGTTCGGCTATCTTCCGGCGCAGGTAATCAACATAGGAAGAACCTTCGCTAAGAAGTTCCGCGAACGCTTCTTTTGCCGCGCCTGCTAATATTTCGTCGCCGCTGTTTATGGTGTCCGTATAGGCTTGGTACTGCTTTTTCCTTTCTTCCAAACTCTTAACAAACGGGTCGTCACTTTCTAATAGTTTGTCGGCTTTCATGGCGGCACGCAATTCCGCTAAGCTGTCCTTCAAAGCGAGGAAGGGGTTACGTTCGTGTAATTCGTCCTTCGCTTTCTCCAACTGGTCGTTAATGGCTTTCAAGTCTGCCGGGTTGAACTGTGCGGAAAGTGATACCTTCTTGCTGTTTATGTCTGTAATCAGCTTGTTTATCGTGTTGGTCGTAAGTGTGCTTAGGTCGCTGAAAAGCTGGTTCCAGCTATCGGAAGCCATAAGGCGGGAAGCTGCAAGTTTGCTTAACTCGGCTTGTTCCTTCGCGTTTATTTGCGCTATCATCGCTATATTGCCCTGTTTTTCGGCTTCAACACGTTGCGCCGCGTACGTCTTCATTATTTCGGTCTGTTGCTGCTGGTACGTCTTGTATTGCTGCAAAAGCTGGTCGTATTGCTCGTTTCCGGTCAGCTTTGAATACTCCGCCCGTTTCTTTTCCAATGCGGCTAAAGCGGCTTCGGCTACTTGTTTGTCCTTGCTGGTAGTGGCTTTGGCTAACTTATCCGTAATCGCTTGTTTCTTCCATGCGTAGCTTTCTTCAAAATCCAGTTTATCGGACAAATACCCGGCGTATTCCCTTAGCAACTGTTTGGTTTCTTCCTTAGCTTGTTTTACGGTGTCTTTTTTGGCGTCGTCTATAATATCCTTCTTGGCGTTATCCACGTCGGAATTATCGCCGCTAAGTTCCTTCCTTCGTTGTTCCAGCAGGTCTAAACGTGCGCCTATTGTTTGACATGCCGCTAATTCTTCTTGCAGCTTTTTGTCAAAGTCCGAAATAACCGCTTCCTTCGTGGTCTTGGCTATTTCGTTGTTAAGCGTGCTAAGGTTCTTTAGGTCGGTTGTTGTCTTGGTTGCTTTCGCCTGAATATCCGCGCGTTTCTTTTCCAGATAATCGAGGTAGCTTGTACCTTCCTTCAACAATGTGGCAAACTCGGTGTTTGCTGCCTTTCTCAACGTTTCGTCTTTGCTTGTGACCCATTTTAAATAATCCGCATACTTTTCTTTTCGCTTCGTCAGCATTTCTAAATACGGGTCTTTTTCTTTCTTACTCGTAAGGCTTATCCGGTTTACTTCCTTCTGCTGTGCTTCTATCTGTTTTTTCAAGCTGGCACGTTCTTTGTCAGAACCAGCCTTCTTGTATAGTTCCTGCAACCGTGCCAACTCCTTTTCGGCTGCTTCCACGCTTCCGGCTATAATTTGCCCGGCTTGGTTGCCTATCTGCGCTAATATCTGCTTTTCCTGCTGGGTAAAGTTTACTTGCAGGTTGATAAGTTTGTTATATTCGGCTTCGGCTTTCTCTAATGTTTCTTCGGCTTCTTTCCATGTGTCGCTTTTCTCCAATACCGTACCTTTCCGTTTTACCCCGTACCCGTCCGTATATGTGCCTTTTTTAGAAACGTATGCTTTAGGGGTTGCATCCAGCTTGTTTTGCGCTTCTATTACAGCCTTATACTTTTCTATCGCAAGTTCGCTTGTAGCGGTGGCTTTAGCCCGCAACATCATCGCTTCAACAAATTTAGAACTGTTACTAACTAATAATTCTTCGGCTTCCTTCGCGTCACGGACTGAAAAGCCTAATTCTTTGAATTTGTCGGCATTGTTCTGTACCCATTTTTCGCGTTCTTTCAGTGATCCGCTAAGGCTAATCCATTCCGTTTGCAATGCCCGGTAAGCCGCTACGGGTTTCCCGGCTGCTTCCGATACCTTCTTGTTAAATTCTTCTTGTGCTTTCTTGGCTTCCGCCTGCTTGCTTTGAAGTTTAGAAAGTGCCGCTATAATTACGGTAATAGCGACGGAAAGCCCCAAAGTTAGCGTAGCCATCAACGCTTTTGCAGCAATGGTTGAACCTCCTAAAGCTATGGTTAGCTTGTTGGTTGCCGCCGCTAACAGTTCCTTTGCTTTCGCTACGGTCGTAAGCATAAAGGCACTATCCTTGTTTATAGTGTTCGCTACTTGCTGCAAACCTATCGTAATGCTCATAAGGCTTTGAACCTTTAGCATTACTTTCTGCAAATTTTCGTTTTCTCCGGCGAACAACGCTACCGCGCCTTGTGCCGCACTGAACGCGCCTACTACGCCGCTAAGCCCGGAAATCATACCCTGCAATCCCCGGTTGTCATGGGAGAATATACGCGCTTGTGTCGTAGCGTCACCTATCGCATCGGTAAGCCGTCCGGCTTCCTGCTGCAACTTCTTGAAGGCTTCCGTTCCGCGTTGTCCGTTGGCTTCCAAAAGTGCAAGTTCTTCGCGAACGTTGCGTAGCTGGGTTCGTAGTGAAATCTGTGTGCTCACGTTCTTCTCGGCTGCTTCCTTTTGCTTCTTCAATGCCTTTTCTTCTTGCAGAAGCTGGTCGGCGGAAGCCTGCGCTTCGTTAATCAGTTTTTCGCGTAGGGTTATTTCCGATTGTATGTTTTTTGCGGCTTCCGTGTAACGTCGGTAGTCCGCATCCCGCGCTTCGCTGAAAGCCTTTGCAGCTTCTGAACTTAACCGTTTGTATTCTTCCTGCAACTTAGCTAATGAAGCCTTGTTCGTATCTACAATCCGGTCAATATCTGCAAAGCCTTTTTCAATAGCGGCGGCTGCATTCTCAAAGGCTCTATCTATGCCTTTGCCGCCGGAAATTGCCGCCGTACTAAAATTCTGTATTGCCTTCTTGCTTTCGTTAAGTACCGATAACAACTTATCGTTGCTTCCCGAAATCTCAAAGGACAAACCGCCACCTTGTATGTTCATTATCGGTTAAGTTTATTTATTAAGTCCAATACTTCGCCCGCGTTTTCTTCGGTAAGCACTACTTCCGTCGTTCCCGGTTTCGTGTCTTCTTCCTCTGCTCCCGGTGCATCTACTATCATTCTCTGAACCGTTCCCCACGAAATCCCGTGTAGAAGGTAATCCAACGTCCAGCCGAAGTGCGCGCAAACCGACCCCCGGCGACCGTGTGGGCTTTTTAGCCCGGTTGCTCTATAAGTTGTGTCGGGTCGCTTGTGCGCGTTGCGCTCATCAATCTTATAGAGTTTATAAAATCCCCTAAATTGCTTACGTTGGTAATCAATATCGCGAGCGTAAGAAGTTGGGAAGGCGTTACGGTATGAAGGAAAAGGGAAGTAAGCCGGGCTAAGCGGGTTTCATTGGGCTTGCGTACCAAATAGCCACCTTTGTCCGTTACGTCGTAATAGTCTTCGCCCAATACTGCAACCGCTACTACCTGCGCAAGTTTCCGGGCTTCCTGCGCTGCCATTTTCTTTGCGGTCTTGAAATAGTCTTCGTCGCCCAATTTGGTTTCGTCTATCGACATTTGCAGCCAAAGCGCGCTAAGTCGGTCAAGCGTTGCCAGCGTAGGCTCTTGAACCCGGAATACTTTCTTTTCGGTAATCTTTTCGCGTTTACGGAAGAAGCCCAATAAGCCGGGCTTCCGGCGGGTATAGGTTACTTCAACGTCAAACGTTATGCCTTCGCCTATCATCTGCCTTAATTCGCTTTGTTCGCGTTCTAAGGCTTCTAACTTATCGTTGTAGTCCATTGTCTGAATATAAAAGAAGCCCCGAAAACAAAGTAAACGGGGCTTCCGGTTAATGAAAATGATGTTATCAATCCGGTATTAAGAAGAAACGGAAGCCGTAGAAGCTGAAACTTTGCCTACTGCCATTTTCTTTAACCCCGAAGTAGTGGGTTTCATAACAGTTCCCGTAACCTCAATAAGAAGCAAGCCCTTTTTGCTGAACTCGCCGTTAATTTTGGCTACAAGTTTCATACGTGGAACTTGGAACTTCAAACCTTTCTTCGGAAGGATGATAATAGATTCCTCTACGGTGTTTACCGCATCGGGATAACTCCAAACGTCGGAAGCTATTTCGCCCCCGAAAAGCCGTTTAAGTACGGGAAGGTCGGGGTTCATGATTGAGAAGGAAAAGGTTATTTTGCCCTGCTTCTCTACGGTTTCTACCGGGTCGTCTTCTTCCTCTGCGTAGAACTCGGTTACTTCCGGGTCTTCCTGCGACATTTTGCAGGTATCTTCGTAGGTAAGTCCGAATGCCGTATAGCCCGTTTCGGTAAAGTTCAAAGCCGTAGGTTCTCCCACCTTACCCAAAATCTTGGAAAGACCCAATGTTACTAATGTTGCCATACTGATAAAAATTTAATGAATATTCCAACTTATTCTAATGTTCCGGTAATGCTGGTTTACTTCAAGCTCTTTTATTACGATGTCGCTCTCTATCCAATATTCGAGGTCTGCAATGTTTTGCGCGTCCAAATAGGCTACAAGCGCGTCGCCGATGGTTCGCAAGCGTTCCCTATCTGCCTTGCGCTGTTCTTTACCCTTAATCCGCAGCTTCAAATCCTTCGCGTAAATATTCACGTTGGAAGTACCCGTTTGCGGTTTGTCGTGCGTTACCGTAATGGTGTTTATCACGATGTCTTCGGCTTCGCTGTCGTCCGGTCTTTCGCCTTGTGTGAAAACGCCGCCGTTTATAACAACTTTGCCGGAAGTGACCGCTTCCGAAACAATCTTAAAAAGAATGTCGTCCGTATCTATGCTGCTGCAATGTTTCATTTGAACGCGTCTTTAATGTTAGTAACTAAATCTGCAAGTTCCTTAGCTATGGCTTTTTCGGCTTGTTTCTCGGCGGAAGTAAGAACATCGCGCCCTTTGCTTTCCACGTGAACGGCGTAGTTCATTCCGGCTACTACAACCAGCGTATAACCGTCGGTATAGTTTTCGCCGATCTGCTGGGCTAAACGTTGTCCTTCGTGTACTCCGACGTGACCGCCCTTTACCGCTTCAAAGGCGATATTAACGGGCTTGCCGTCTTTGAAGACTACGTAGCCAATTGAAGACCGTAAGTTTCCGGTACGGTCTGTAAAACCGCGTTCCGGCGGTATGGTCTTCGCCATGCTTACGGCTTCTTCCCCTATACGGCAAAGGCTTTCTATTATCTGCCTTTCCACTTCAAGAAGGAAGGCTTTAAACATGCCGTCTATATCTCCCGTGAATTTCGCTTCTAAACCCATAGCCTGCAATGCAAACGCCCTTTATCGAATTTCAAGCACACGCCGGAAATCCTAATTATTCCCGAAATCTTAGCTTCTTCCATTGTTTCTTGGTTAAGCAACTGTGAAGGCTCTAACGGCTCATCCGCTACCGCTATTTCCATGCCTTCGGGTATGCGCTGCACGCCTTTAGGTATCTGTATTAGCGAAGCGAACGTAACAAACTTCCCGTTCGCGGCTTGTATCTGCGTACCCTTCCCGTTGGTTTCCTCGCGGCAAACGCTGTGTAGCGTCCATTCCGCGCCGGAAGCCTGCCAACTACCGTTAGCGTCCTGCACGGCTTCGCCGTTGCTTGTACGCTTGTATAGGTAATGCGGGTATTGTCTGCTTGCTACGTCCGTTACCATCTGTTACTTCTGTTTCTGACCTTCGGCGTAGTAACCGGGGTTATGCCCAATTCGCCGCAAGTCTGGTTATACCAAAACTTTATAGCTTCCCAGTTCCAACTTACGGAATACCCCCCTTCGCTGACGTTGGCAAGTGGTATGATAGTCCCAAATTCGGCGCAAAGCGCACGTTTGGCGGTTACTACATCTACCGCTTCTTCCGGGTTGGGGATTGTATTCTGCTGGTTGGCTAAAATTAGCTCCACGTCCGCGCTTTCAATGTCGAAACGCGCCGTAGTCCGGGTAAACCATTCTTTGTACGTCATAAGCTAAGTTATTAACCGGAAAGACCGCTAAGCCTTTCCGGTATCGGTTAGTGATTCCATGTGTTGCTGTCGGTAGCCATCAACCAAGAACGAGAAGAAGAAAGCCACGCCGGGAAAGCGTTTGCGATACCCATAGTAACCTCTTCCAAAGGTTCTTCGTTAGCGAACTTCTTTATAAGGGTGTGACCGTTCAAAGCCTTAATCGCTACTGAACCTTTTACGTTCATGTCTGCGGGCTTCTTCCAGTAAGTTTGTCCCAATACTTTGCTTTCTGTGAACAGTACCACGTTCTCGGTAAACGGGTTTCCGGTGTATCTGTCACCGTTGGGAAGTTCTACGGTAATATCTTGGTCAATCACAACAAGTTGCAAGCCCTTCAAGTAGGGAAGCGTTTTCATTGCGCTGTTTACTTGTTCAAGGCTTGGCGTTTGCTGGAGGTTCAAGGCGTTCACGGCGAAAGAAGCGCAGATTTTCTGTACTTCTGCGGTTTCCGCGAAAGTCGCGAACGTGTCAAGGGACATAAACGCGAATTTCAAAGATACGCCCTCTTTCTTCGCTGCCTTTACAACGTTCTTGAAGTCCTTAGATATAGGTTTCGCGGAAGCGGAAGTAGCCCAAGAAGCCGAGCCGGTTTGGAAGCCTAACTTTCTTTCGGCTGGGATTTGGTAATCTACATCGTATTCGCTGATTACTGAACCGTTGTTTTCGTTGGTAAGTGTAATCTTACCCAAAGAGATTTCCTGCAAAGCCATCCATTCCAAACGGGCGGCTACTGCCGTCCAGCAGAAATTAGTGTCTTCTGCCCATGCTTCAACCAATGCGCGAAGGTCGGGGTTCTGCGAAGTCATGGCTAACATTACTTCGTAGTCCGTAAGTTCGTCTTCGTTCTTGGTACGCTTTACGGCAATTTTCGGGATGTCCCCCTGCAAACGTGCAATCGCATCGCGGGTCTTTTTGTCAATTGTCGCCCCGCGTGCCACCAAGTCGGCGGCTATTTTAAGCCCTACCTGCGCTTCCAAAGCCTTCCATGTCAAGGTATAAGTTTCCTTCAACGGGAAAAGCGTAGGATAGTAGTAGGGCTTCAAATCGTAAGTATTAATCACGGCTTGCATATCTTTCTCTACAAGACCGCGCATTAAAGTCTTAATCATAACTTAGAGCCCAATTAAATTAAACTGATACCTGGTAAAGCGGCTTTAATGTCGTCGCTTACTGCCGGGATAACACTCTCTTTGAACTGCCCGATAGTAACCGCTGTTACAAAGTGGTTATTAAGGGCTTCCACGTCGTAGCTGTCGCCCGTCATGGCTTTAGGCACGTACTTGAACGCGCTTGTAGTGTCCGCGCTTTCAGCGGCGGCAAGTACAAGGGCTGCGCCTGCTGTGGCGACTTCTCCTAAAGTAGTGCCTACGTTGATGGTGTCGTAAAGCGTTTCCGACGTGTTGATAGATGTAATCTTGTAAGCCTTTGCGCCTACCTTCAACATGATAAAATCGCCTACTTTGAAATGATGTCCTTTCGCCACCTTGTAGGCTTTTGTAGTGGCGGTAGCGTCTTCGGTAAGCCTTGCGGTCTTTACTACGTGGTAAAGCCCGGCAGCGTCTTTGCCGCCTAATGCCGTCCCTTCCTGCAAAATACCGCCCGCAACCAATTCGGAAGAGCAAACGGTAACGCCGTTAGGAATGTCCGCCAGCATGTGCGTACAAGCGTGTACTACACGTTTGTCCTGCTTTCTGTCTATCTTCAATCCCATTGTAAAGAATGAATTTACGGTTAAACTTCTTTGCCCGTTAAGGCTGTCTTACTCTCGGTTTGCGCTTTGATGTAGTCTGCTACGCCACTGCTTACGCCTTCTTTGTTCACGGCTCCAAAAATCGGCTTATCGTGTCCTTGCAGTCCTGCGTCTGCGCGTTCTTGCGCTAAGGCTGCGATGTCGCCTTTCGCTTCGGTCAAGTAGCTGTTGAAATCTTCGTCGCTCGCAAAGGTGTTAGCCCGGTCGAAGTTCTTTAACATCACGTCGCGGGTCTTTCCCTCAATCTTCGCGTTGTCCAATTCCGCTACAAATAGTTCACGTCGCGAAGCAGCCGCCTTATTTGCGTTAATCTCGGTAATGCTACTTTGCACGCCCGAAAGTTTTTCATCAATAAGTTTGCTGATCGCGTCAAGCGTTATCGCTCCGCCTGCTGGTGGCGTGGGTGGTGTCGGCGGTGTTTGCTTTCCCTTTTCCACAAAATCGTACTTTTCTTTCAGTCCGTTTTCGTAGGTTTGGTTCGCTTTGCTTATTTCCGCGTCTGCAACCTTACGCCAATCTGTTACGTACTGGCTAACTTTGTCGGCGGTAAGTTTATCTACAACTCCGTTAGCTTCTTCTATGGTAGCGACTTGTAAGCCGATAGCGGCTGCCAAATGCTGTAACCCGTCTTTGCGCACGCCTTGGAACTTTGCCACAAGTAGTGCTAAGATTTGTTCTTGTAATTCGTTCATAAACTATTTTGTTAAACCGAAGCAAAGGTAGCGTATTAAGGTAATACGGATTAAGAAATAGGAAGCAAACACTTCACCGAAACTTCCAATTTTGAAAAAGAGTAGGCGGTGAGAAATAGGCGTATAAAACCGCCGCATTGCCTGTTCATTTGCCCGACATTGAAATTAATTAGCTTCTGCGTGTGTTTAGTAGTCGGTAATACGGACGCGCTTTAAATCGCTTCATTTCCCCTTTGCGTTTTTCTCTCGCGCACACCATTAAGAAGAAGAGAAAGATAATTATTAAATCATATCATTACATATCATATCAATGTTGTTTTCGGTTGTTTTCGCTTGTTTTTTCAACCCTTCGGTTGTTCCGGTTGAAAAATCAACCGCCCGGTTGTTTTCGGTTGTTTTGGCTAATTGTATATTTTTTGTTTGCAATGTGCTAATTATTTGATAACTTTGCGCTTGTTATCGGGGAGAAATCCGGTAATGAATGGAAAGCGTTAGGTCTTTATATTTGAAAATCGCCAAATTAACAAATAACGAAAAGAGCCTTTTAACGCGCTGGTGTCGTATATCCATGCTTGATATATCGGCTAAGCGCGGCTATACGGTTTATTTTCGTTGGGCGTTTGGCGATGCCTCAAATATGTAAACCTATATAGTCCGCGCTTTCTTTATGTAGTAAAGTGTAATATCTGCTTCGGGCGGTGGGTGCAAAGTTAGCAAATAAAATGAAGAAGTTATTACTTTCCTTCCTACTACTTCCGGGTTTGTTGCTTTCCGGTTGTTCAAGCTCAAATAATGAACCCGAAGAAGAACCAAACTACCTTTCTACAACCGTCCGGGCTTCTGCCTTTTTTAGTGAAGTTGGGAGTATTGAACAACTGAATAGCGTTTATGTTGGGCGCACGTATTCTGTGAATTTTGCGCCGTTCTGTTTGTCTGACACTGAATTAATGAAAATTATAAACGGTTCTGTTGAAAAAGTTACCTACTACTTAAACACCCCCAACGTTGGAAATGAAGTAATCGGCGTTTCTACCACCCAGCCTTTTACTATCTCGTATTCTCCTAAGAAATCCGGGCAATGTACATTAAGCGTATCGTTTGACCTTTCAAGTAAAGACCATAACAAATGGGTTGAAGTTGAAAGTATTGTAGAAGTAATAGGCGCGGAATAATGGAAGTAGAAGCTATTTTGGGCTTTGTTTTGCTTGTGTGCTTTGTGCTGGCTCTTTTTATTGTTCTTACGGCTCGTATAGCAAGCGCAAGGCGGAACAGAGCTAAAAGGAAAGAAAAAGCCGAAGAACTAACCCGTATCTATGTTAATACTGCTATACAACGGTTGAAAATTTCCGGGCTTGAACGTCGAACGCGTTGGCTTGATGAAGATAGTAATTCATCGAAAAAAGAAGAAGGCGAATTAAAGTAATACGTTTGAGTAATTTTTGCTATTGCTTTTTCCGGTTGGTAATTCTTGGTAACGTTTGGTTATGGTCGTACCATTTGGGACGGTAACGCCTGCTATTGCATGGCTGCTATTGTCCCTTTTTTGTGCCCCTGCCTTTGGTCTTCAATTTTGGTTATCTCGAAACTAAGGTTTACTTTTGTGACTGATAAATAGTTATTTGTATGGAAGAGAAACAAATCACACCGGAAGAAGCCTTCTTTAGTGCTAAGGCTAATTTAGAACTTGCTATAACGGCGCAACTGAAAGAATTTGCCGCCAAGTTCTGTACGTCCGTAATCTTCAAAGGTTGCGTAGAGGTACAACCGTATGTATCTGAAACGGGGAAGGTTATAGATACGCGTATTTCTCATGTAGAAGTAGAAACTAAATATAGTCAAGGATGAAGCATATAATAACACCTACTGCAACTTCCAACGCTGAAAAGAAGCAATATTTAAACGCTAACGGCTGGTCTGAACGTTTGGTTGCTGATAATTGGATAAATAATGCAGATGCGGAAGCCGGGCGCGTAAATATCGAATGGGGCGGGCTTCGTCTTGATGAAGCGTACAACCGTTGTCGCTGGCAGATATTTAAAGGCGATTTTCTGCGTGTAATTAAGAAACAACCACTTAACAGTATTTCTATGAACCCGCAGAACGGGGCTTTCTCTTTGGAATGGTTGGAAGGCGGTAAGGTTTACCGGGTATCTGGTAGTTTTGACGGTTACGGCTTTAGGGTAGGTATGGAATGGAAAGAAGAAAAACCCGGCGTTAATATCTCTTTGTCGAAGCCGGAGTATATTAAGGCGGTAATGTTTCAAAAATGTGAAATCAATACGCCGGAACAATTTGTAGAACTATTTTATAACTCTTTTAAAAGGTATGGATGAAAATATGAACGTAGAAGAATTGGCTAACGGTTTTGTTAATGCTTTTAGTGATATGGCTAAAGCTGCTTCCGAATTTTGGGAAGCATGTAATATAGTTACCGATAGTATTAAAAAGCAAGTAGTTTCCATTCAATTGGCTTATATAGAAAAACTGACTGATAAAGTTAATAAGGCTTGTTTTCTTACTCGCTGGTACTATACCCGCAAACTGTATAAGGAAATAGGCAAACTTGATGAATTAGTTTCTTCCTTTTATCCGTCTGTTCCCGGAACGCCCCAACCATCCGAAGAACTGAATTAAAACACGTTGTTATGAAAACAAAAGAACTAAAAAACAAAACCGTATTTGATTTTTCCGACTATCCGGCTATTATTGAAGAAATAACCGGGATAAGTATTAAAGATAGTGATCGCGTGGAATATTATAAAAAAACATGTCATCCAATAAATAAAGCGCGTGATATTGAATACCTTGCTTATAAAATTGGCGATAAGCAATTAGAAGCGGCGGCGGCTTCTTTTGCTGTCAAATTGGAAAAGGAACGGGATGAAGAAAACGGTAAGGCTATGAAGAAAGGTTATATTATAGACTAAGGGGTAATATAGCCCCTTAGTTCATATATCCGTTTTGCTTTAGCCAATTTTCAAGCGTTGCCCGTCCGCAGCAACAGCATTTTAATATATTGTTTAAGTCTGATTTACTAACCTTCTTACCGTCTAAGCGTTTTAATCCACCATCTAACAAACCTTGTTTCAATCCGGTTAATTGGTCGGAATAAACTTCGTTATATAGATTTCTTTTTACCGTAGCTAATACTTTATTAGCGTCAAGCCCGAAGTTACTTATAACCCAATCGTAATTATTAACCATTGTATTATATCCGGTAGAATTACGGTTCGTAATAAATTCGGGATAAGGTGTTTTGGAACATCCTAATTTCTTGTAAAACTCCGGTAGGGTCTTACGTGATACAAATTCGTTTGCCAATTCCATATAACGCCGTTGCGTATCGGTAAGATACATATTTCCCGGTTTGTTCCTATTATGTGTAATCTCATGCCAAAAGGTAGCCATAGCGTCTGCTTCTCCTTTTGTTATGTCTGCCGAATGTCTTGTAGCTATCTTGGCTAATGCAGATTTTACCCCGGCTAATCTATCCGGCGTTAATGATAAACGCCCGTCCATGTACGTAAAACCGTTTACCCCCGTTCTTCTCGTTGGGGTTAGTTTTAAATCTCCGTTCTCAAACCATTTTTCGGTAAGTTCCTTGTTTATCTTTGCAAAGGTTTCATCTACTTGTATATCAGAAGTGTAGGCGGTTCTTAATGCCGGATGCGGGTTATCTCCGCCTTTGGCTACTTCCGCTTTAGCCTTCTGTAAATCTGTCTTAGCTTTTGATAATGCTTGTTGTAGCTTTGTGATGCAATCGCCGTAATAGTTTGAAGTATGTACTTCGTTAGCATTTATAATATTTGTGTATTCCTTTTGCAGATCGGCAAAGCCTTTCATGTCTTTTTCTATAAAATCCCGTAGGTCGCTTATAGCCCTAAGCCATTCACGCTTTCGTTGAAGTAGAACGTTATCCACTTTATCTATTTCTCCGGTTAATGCGGCTCTGTTACCAGAATTGCGCAAAGTGTCTAAAGAGGAAACATCCAAACCAAAGGAATACGCCCAACGCTTGTAATAAGCTATATCGCTGTCGAAATCCGTACATGGTTCTACGGTATTCATTGCTTTACTTGCTATTCCAGTCTTCAACCCGCCGCTAATCTTTCCGCCGTTGAAGTTATCGCGAATATAATAAGGCATAGACTTCCAGCCCTTCGCACGTTCTTCAATGCTACTGATGTAATCCCGAAAGGCTTTAGGTACGTCCTTAACTGTCCGTCGTGAAGGAAGGCTTTTATACTGTGCGCCCTTAACAATCGCTTTTAGCCTGTTAGCCCGGTTCTTGTTGTATTCGTCGTAATCCGCCATGATGGGAACGGCGAAACAGCGGCATTGTGGATGCCACCCTACGAATTTGAATGTTTTCGGGTAATCCCCTGCCAACGTGTCGCAAATATCCACGAACGGAACGGGTTCGCCTTTGGAGTTCTTTATAGTGTGGTTGTTGCTAAGCATTACACGAATACCCACAATAAAATCAAGCTGTTGCCATCGTAAGTATTCGCTTTCCCGGTACGCCATGTTTATTTCGGTGCGTGTCAATCGCTGGGCGTTCTTTGCTGAAGAACGGTAAACACCTTGTCCGGGGTGGTACATCTTTGCCGCCTTACTTAGTCGCAGGTTGCCGCCTTTATCGCGTACTCGCCTATAAAGTCGGTCGGGTTCATTCAAGTATTGTCGTAAATCACGGCTTAATTGCTGTGCGCTTTTTCCTTCCCCTAATCCTACGTCTATGCCCAATTCCATAGCGTCTTTTAATTCTTCGGCATACTTCCAAACCCTTTGGCTAAGGTTCAAACCGTTTTCTTTACGTTTCTGAAATGCACTAAGGGCTTCAAGGTTACGCGCTTGGTAACGTTCGGCTTCTTCTTTGGTTAGTTTGGAAGTCCGAAGTATGGAAGCTAAAAAAGCGTCGTTCTTCTGACATGCTGCCAGCCATTCGGAGCGTTGCCCGGAAGTAACTACGGCTTCAATCTTTCCGGCAAGTCGGGTAACAATGCCGCGCGCCTGCTTCTTGGCTTTCGGGAAGTCGTCAAAGTTAAACGTTCCACCAGCCGGAAGGTTAATCTTTCCCGCAAGGCTGGCAAATTCATCCGCCGCCGTTTGGTATAGCTTGGCTACTTGCTTTGCGTAGCGTTCGGTTCTTGTGTAGTGTTTCGCGTCAAATCCACGAAGCTGTATTATAAGCTGGTTTTCTTTTGCCATAGTTATTTTCTTGAAAAATCGCGTTTAAGCGCGTTTCTTTCCTTTTGCGTTAGTTTGTATGTCCGAAAGGTAGAAACGCGCACAAATCAAAGAAAAGCGTATTATTTTAATACGTAGCTAAAGCTAAATAGTCGGTTCGTTCTGATAATAGCTATTTTCCCGATCTTCTTCGTTAATTATAGCCTTTTCTTCTTCGTCCACGTTATCCGCCCATCCCAAACGCTGAATAGTGGCGCGTCGGCTTGCAATCTGCTTGTTTCCGTTTGCTGATGTAAGAATGTTTATCTTACTAAGTTCGTCTTCGATGATGTAAGGTACTATTTCGGGTTCTATTATTAAATTGTCGCAAGCCTTAGACCATTCCAAATGCGCTTGTTTGAAGAAGGCTTTTAGTACATTTACCCTTCGCTGCAAATAGTCTGAAAATATTTCGCTTTTATCCTGCACCTTTAAATGTGCGTCCATGAAAAGGAGTTGTAAGGCTACGCCGGAAATAGCACCTATTCCTTTGACGGTATCAAACGAAATGTCGGGCGTTTGCGTAATGGTGTAAATCATGCGCAGGAGCGTTTCTATTTCCAGCTTAACACTTTCGGGCGCGTTTTGCCATGCCAAATATTGCGCGGTAGCCCCGTTTTCCCCTTCAATGATAGCCCCAGCTTCCCCTTTCCGGGTAAATCCTATAACCTTTCCTTGTACGAAAATCTTAGGGCTGGCGTGGTAGTCGTTCGTGTCGGCGAAGTTGGAAAGCAACTTTTCCAATCGGTCTATAAGGCTTTGAACGTCTTCCCATTCTACTTGTGGCTGGCAGGCATAAATAACGGGTATCTTTCCTATTGTTAATTCTTTCGGGAAGCCTTCTACCAGAGTCCATTTTTTACCCGCTACTTCCCCGTCCAAACCGTCGCAACACCATAAATAATGTTTGTCTTTCGTATAGGTTTCAAAGTAGGTACGTGTAATCATATCCCGGTCTTTGCGCGTAAATTGGCGACTAAACGCAACCATATCGCGCGTGTCGTCAAAGTAGGGGTAAAGCCTATCGCCAAACATCGGGCTGAATATGGCTACCTTAAATTTTTTCGTAGTTTTGAAGCCGTAGGTTTCGTGTTCAGGTACTTCTACCGGATACCAAAGTTCGGCTACTTCTGTCATGCTGTAAAGGCTTCGCGCTATCCGCCTGTTAAGTGTCTTTTCCTTAACGTCGTGGAAGGCTCGGTTTATAGCCTTCAAAAGAGCTTTTTCGTCTTCCCCTTCCGGGTTACTTCCGTAAGTAACCGGGTTTCCGAACGTGAAAGCTACGGCACGTTTTACTATCAACTTTTGAATAGCCAATGCTATACGCGCTACGGGTTCTATTCTAAACCCTTGTTCCGTAGTCTGTTCTACGTTCGGGTTCACGTTTTTGACTTCGCCGTATTCGTCGCTGTCCTTATCAATTACTACAAGTTTGTCCGGTCGCTTTTGCGTGTCATTTATATCGTGCATCTTAGGGTCGTACTGCGCGACGTGTTCCTTTGTGTTCGGTTCTACGCTCAAACGTCCGTTTCTCAATTCACTAACGACTTTGCTAATGTCTTCGCTTTGTAATAGTTCTTCTATTGTCATAGCTGTAAATTTTTAAGTTATCGAAATATTCTATTAAGTTTTTGGGGCTGGCTTCCGCGTTTCTCTATCGTTCCCGTCAATGCGTCCGGCGCGTCGTCGTGTGCGTTCTTTCCGGTCTTCTTGTATTGGGTTATCGCTTTATAGAACTGCGGGAAAAGATGTTCCCAACCTTTCGGGAAGTAAGTAAGGTTCTGCACTTCCGCCGAGTGGTTGAATATGCGCACTTCCTTGTTTTCTGATTGGTGGAACCACGTAAAGGAAGTTTCCCGGTTGCCTAATATGCGGCATTGCGCTTCAACGTTCCGGGAAAAGCCGCGCCCGCCATTGTTGCTTTCTATTATTGCTTCTTCTACCTTGTACTTGGTAAGCCTGCGCGCTGTTTCCGGTTCGGTTGTTTCCATTGCTGCCTGTGTATAGTACACGTCAATTATGAAGTTTCCTATTTCCGTTTCAAGGTAAATAATACAGCAAAGAAAGTCCGCGCCCGTATCTGCCGTATCTATGTAAGCTTTAATCTTTCGCTTCCGGGTAACGGGCTGTACCTCGTAAGTCTTAAATTCACGTTCGTACATAAGTCCGGTTAATGGTGTCGGGTTCTGCATGTACTGGGTATCAAAAACGTAAACGTTCTTCTCGCGAAGGTTATAGAGTTCTTGTAGTGTATGCTTGAACTCCCATAACGCGTGTTCTTTTCCGTCTTCGCCCGTTTCTATTACCGGAAGGCTTAATACCGTCCATTCGTCCGGTTCAAGGCGTTGCAGATAACCGCAAAGGTCGTCTTCGTCCAACCTTTGCATAATAATTATTATCGGGGTCTTGCGGCTGTTTACGCGGTTTCGTATCGTTGTTTCAAACTTGTTGTTCACTTTCTCGCGGACTTGTGCGCTACGCGCGTCGTCCGGCTTTATGGGGTCGTCTATAATAATTGCGCCGCCGAAGCCGTCAGCGTTCAACCCATCAAGTTCTTCAACTTCTTTTGCCAATTCGTCGTTTTCTTCTTCATCAACCAACCCCGCGCCGAAGCCCGTAACCTGCCCAGCGGAAGAAACGGCATACAAGCCGCCGCCCTCAGTCGTGTACCACTTCTTTGTATTGGTGGAAGTCGGTATAGTAGCCGGAAAAATGCGTCTGTATTCCGGTTCGTTTATAATATCCTGCACGCCGCGCGAGTTGTCGCGGGCTAAGTCGTCGGAATAGGAAAGATGAATAAACTTAGCCTTCGGGTTTATAGCCAACCCTTCCGCTATGAAGTTCTTAACCGCTAATTCGGTCTTTCCGTATCGCGGCGCAATGTTTATGATAAGGCGCGTAATTTCCCCACAAAGCACTTTATCAAGCGCGGCAGCTATTTCCCTATGATGTTTGCCTATAACAAACTTTCGCTTCTGCCTAATCTTGAAGAAGTACCGCGTAAAGTTTAACGTTCCCTGCAAAACAAAGGTACGTATTACGTCTATATCCCTTATCCCTTTAGCACTCACTATCCAACTTTTTAAATAGTTCCTTAGCTTCTTCTTTCGTCAATGTACGGGCGGGCGGTATAAGGTCTTTGCCGTCCTTCCCGGTAACTTCCGCGTTTTGTCGGTTGCGCCAGCGTTCCGGTTCTGCGTTGGTAAGCGTGAATATTATCGCCGCTGTGTCCGGCTGGAAATGCTTATCTACTGTTTTTTGCTCCTTTATACGCGGTATTTCCTTCCCGTTTACATCGAACTTTCCGCTTCCTACGGTTACTATGTGCTTTTCCTGCACCGTATAGCCTTGTATCTTTTTTAAAAGGCTTCGTTTTGCTTCTGTGGCAAAGAAGGCTAAACGTTTATCTTCTGCCTTTTCTAATGCTTCGCAAAACTCGCTTTTATCATTCTTCCAACGGTAGAAGGTCGCTTCGTCAATGCCAACGGCGCGGCAAAGTTCCGGGACGCTGTAAGTGTCCTTTGCTACAAGTTCACAAATACGCTCTACTATTTTGGGCGTGTATTTGGTCTTTCTGCCTTTCTTTGCCGTATTATTGTTACCTTCTTTAGAGTTCATGGCTTACGTTGTTATTGTGGTAATTCGTCGCTTATATGAAGTTCCCCGAAATCTTCTTTAATGTTTTTCGGGTCGCCTTTGTAGAATACTAATACATCATCATGCAGGTTGCTATTTTCCCGGCTCTTGTTGAATATTTCCAACGCTTTTTTAACCTGCAATTCTTCAAAACTATCTATTGTTTCTTCTACGCTGCCTTTACAGAAGACTAACACGTTTTGATGAACCTTTCCTACCTTGCGCGTACCGTTAAACTGCCGCCGCACCCTTATTGCAAGGCTGGTTATTTGGTTTACAAGGATAAGGGAATTGTAATAATGAAGACCGCACCCCGTAAACGCTTCTATTGTGTGGCTTACAAAGTTTCTGTAAATGCCCTTCTTATCCCGTATATCCCCGACTACAAAAACCGCGAAACGGTTATTCTTCAACCGGGAGCAGGATTGTTTTATAATACGTTTGTACGCTTCAATGAATTGCGCATAGTCCATGTTTGAAATATCGCGCGGATCATTGCTATATACTTCCAAATCCGCGTAGGGTGGGCAGGAGAAAATCATATCGAAATCGCCACTTATCCCATTCGTGCTAAGAACGTCTTCAAGCTGGGAACTATCGCCTACCGTCCATTGGGGAAAGAATGGGTAGCTTATGCCTAACACCTCTTCCGCGTTTGCTTTGTTGGCTCTAATTTGGGCTTCGCTTAAATCATTGCCGACGTAAGGCATGTTCAACTTTGCCGCTACTATACCGCGAACGCTGCCCCCAGCGAACGGGTCTAATATCCGCCCGCCTTCAATGTTGAACCAACGGTAAGAAAGTTCGGTTAATACCGGGTCGAATATACTTGTAGTAGTCATTGTTTTAAGCCCTAAACGCTCCATTTCCGCTATCACTTCTTCCGTCTGTGGTTCTCTACCTAAAGTTTCGCGTAATGCGTTCTTGGTATCGTAAAATATTGGCGGTTGCGCTGTCTTTGCAAAAGTCAAATCTTCGCTTCTACCTTCGTCGCTTTTTATGCCTATTTCCAGCCATGCCCGGCGGCGTTCCTGCCATTCGGCGGTACGGGTATTCAAGACAGAAAACGGCGGCAAAATAAAGTCGTCTTTAAGGCGTTTAAGTTGTTTTTCCGGATTTTCATCCCCTTCGCTGTCTTCTCCAAAATCTACCGGAACACCCCATGCTTCGTTATCTATACCGAAATCTTCTTTTGCCTTAGCTATGGCTTCTTCGTCCCAATCAAGATTAGCGGCGGCTGTCGCGTTGTCTGCTAACGCAAGTTCGCGCCCTTCCTTTGTATCTAAGTCTATATCGTTGCGCTTTACGGCTACAAGTTCGTTTCCGGTTGTTTCTATTATAATAACATCTTCCATGCCTGCACTTGCAAAGCCTTCGGTAGTTTTGTTTCCTGCTATAATCTTGTTGTTTTTGTCGAGCAGAATTGAACGCCCCGCGCCGAATGTGCGCAGGCTTTTTTCTATCATGCTTTGCCCGAACTGCGTACCCTTGTTGAAATTCAAGTCGTCCGGTATAAGGTCTTCTATTTTTGTCTTTTTAATCTTTGCCATATCAAATCGTTTTTAATAAAAAAGGGCGTGGTCTTTTACGCCGCGCCCCGCTTCGGCTCTTAGCCGTTGCTATCAGCTATATGATGCTTTTGTAAAGCCTGAATAAACAAACCAACAACGGCGGTAACGCGACCCGGCGAACAATCCCCGTTATTGCCCTCGTTTTGGTTTTGCTGCAAAAATAAAAGGTTTAGCGTATTAAAGTGATACGCTAAACCCTAAAATACTTCGCCAAAACTTCACGCTCCCTACTTTTTCGGGAATAAGTAACTTATTACTTCCTTTCTGAAATCATCGAAAGAACGGCAAATAACATACTTGTTTCCGGCGGCTTCCGCTGCCTTCTGCCATTGCTTTTGTGTTTCGCGCTGTGTACTGCCTTTTTCTTCGGTCTTGAACTCAATACAAAGGGAAGCAAAGCCGCCCGAAGGTTTTAACAGTATCATGTCGGCTACCCCGGCGGTAACACCTTCGCCCTTCAATATCCCGGCTTCCCGTTTGTTCCGCGCTCCGCCGTTGGGTACTGCAAAAAGTAGTAATCCAATTTCCGGGAACTGCAAACGGAACCACTTAACGCAACTTTGTTGTATTTGGCTTTCTATGTGCCTGGACTTTTTTCGGGTAGTGGTCTTGTTGGCTATTGCCTTCATTTCCTCAAATGTCATTTCCCGCCGCTTTTTCGTTAGCCTTTTCCGCTGCTTTCCGGGCGCGTTCCTGCTGGTTAAGGAAAACAACCCGTCGGGCGGCTTCAAAAACAATGTTCGCTACTACATCGCGTTGCCCGCGTGGTAGTCGGCTTTCCTTGTTGGCTATCTTCGGGAACTCTGAAAGGATGAAGGAAAGCGAAAGGTTGCCTTCGTCCATCAACCGGATAACCGGGGAAGATTTTAACTGTGCCCCGCCTATCTGTACATTTCTGCGGGCTTCTCTTGTTTCTGTTATAATGTTTTCTACCTGCGTATTGAATTTCTTATCTTCCAATATACGCGCGTCAATCTCTACATTAACCATAATGCTAATTTTTATTTTTACGTTTTACATCAATCCAAGCCGTCACTATTGCGCTGGCAAAATTTACAATGCTGACTACTACAAGTATTCTTGTAAGCCAATCTATTTTTGCTTCGTTAGCCAACAAGCACGCAATAAGCGAAAGCCAGAATGTTATTTCCTCAAATTGGTAACTTTTCATCGAATAGCCTTTAATCGTTACTACTACGGTTTAATAAATCTTCGTCAAAAGCCCCGAAAAGCGAAGTTTGCCGGGCTTTTTCCTTCTCGCTTAGAAGTTGTTCTACCCGCTTTATTTCCGCGTCTATTTCGGCTTCTAATTGCTTCGATTTGCTTAGCGCGGAAGGTGCGCGGAAACGGAAGTACTCTTTTTGTGCCTTCCGCATCTCTACAACTTTGTCGTAAAACTCCTTTGGGGTCATAGCTGTGCAAATAAATTTTGTTGTATTCCCTTCTTCGCGGTTCTTGCGTAAATCGGGCATTTGCCCCGATAGGCGCAAGCACCTAACTTGGCTTCGTTAAATCGTTGTTCCCAAAGTTCCGCATAGGCTTCCGTTCCCGGTTCTGCTTCTGTATTTAAGAAGGCTAACAACTTCATGCAGAAAAAACCGCGTTCTTTGGTCTTTTCGCCGTATATCTCTACCAAGCCGTTACCGTTTACTTTCATTTCCCTGCTATTTTTTGTTCCACCTTTGTTCTTAATCTCGCTTCTGCATTGGCTACGTTCTTTCTCGCACGTTCCAGCTTTTTCCGAACCTTAACTAACTGCGGGTCGTTGGTTTCGTCAAAGAATAAATTATCTTTATTTGCTTCGATGTAGTCTTTTATCCTATTCTCTTGCAAAGTTATCCGCCCCTTTAATGCGGTTAGTCTTGATAAATCGGAATTAAAACCGTATGCTTCTCCGCTTGTTTTATCGTAAAAAGATAATGTTTCATAGATATGCGCTCGCGGGTTTTCACACGTTAATTTAGCCATGCGCCAATTTATAACCCACCGCCAACGCTGTAAAATTTCGCGGGGCATATCGTAACGGTGTAATACAATTTCTTCGCCGTTTACTTTCTTGCAAATGCGAAGTACGCAATACACTTTTACGCCTAATTCCCGTTCTGCCTTTGCGTACGCTCTTACGATTTCCTCCCAGCTTTTGCCTATGTCTGTTTCTTGTGCCATAAGCTAATATCTGAATGTTGTAAACTGAATAATAGCAAAGGTTAGCGCGGTTTCCTGTGCTTTATCGAATACTGGGATAAACCATGCTGCAAACTCCGAAGGTGTCAGCCCGTCGTTACGTGCCAAATCTTCCAACTTAACCGGGTGTCCTTCAACTTCTGCGGTAAAGTTTAAGCCGTTCCTTCGTAATATTAAAGGCTGAACTATGCACATATTAGCCGGAACTTCTAAAATACTTTCCTGCGGGCTTCTATACGGTTTGTCCGCCCATTGTCGTAGGCATAACGTACCGCTTTTTTCCTGCAAGGCGGTTATTTTTTTCTTCCAATACTCATAATTGCATCGGCATGTGTGCCGCTTTTGACCGTTAAGAACCTTTGCCTTAAAATCGGTTGCTTCGCCTGCCCGGAAATGTGCCGGGAAGAACTTCTTACTTAATAATACTACTGCTTTCATTATCGGTCTGTTGGGTTGCGTCGGGCTGTATGAATAAATCCGACTTGTTTATAGTTATAAAAATGGGTTGCAACGGTTGGTTGAAGGTTAGAAGGCTTACCCATAATTCGCCCGTTTCGGCTATTTTTTTTCGTTCTGCTTCGTCCAATTCAAAACAGAAAATAGCCTGCCCTTCTTTCGTCTTATGTGCTGGTAATGGCTTGTATTCGGGTTGTCCCTCGCCGTAAACTACGTTTGCTTCTTGAAATTTTTTTGGTTTCATTGTCTTACTACTTTTAAAGTTTGTATAGTTCTTTATTGTCCTTGTTTTTCAGAATGGGTTGATATATATTTCTGTTCTGTTTTCATCAATATATCAACCAACTTATGTTCTTCAAGAAAATGCGCCTTATCTTCATCTGTAGAGCATGAATGGAACTGACTTAAATAACCTTGTGTCGTCGCTTTTAAAATAGTCTGTAAATCGTTGTTTTCCCAACAATATGGACAAACGTAGAACACCCCGTATTTATCGGTAATGTCTATATGTTCATGACCGCAAACCGACCAAGGCAAATTACAAATCCCGCAACAACTTTCAGAACGGTAAATTTGCTTATAGGCTGAAACTACAAAAGGCAATCTTTTTATTTCTTCTTTTCTATTCATTTTTCTGTTAGCTGAATGTTTTTAAAAAGGAAGATCATCTTTTTCGTTTTCCGGTGGAAACGGCGAAGCACTTCCCGCCGGGGTATAGATTGGCGGCGTGCTGGTAGTAGCTGGCTGTTGCTGCTCGTTTTGTGTTTCCTGCTTACTGCCTAATAGTTGAAGTTCACGCACGAGGCAATTAACGCCCGCTTGTACTCCGTTCCCGGAATTGAATGTTTTAACGGAAAGGCTACCGCGTACATATACCTGCGTTCCTTTCTTCAAATAAGTTACTACGGAACTTTCACCGGGTTTCAAGCAGCTAACCCACGTTGTACGGCTGTGTTGGTTGCCCTGCCTGTCTTTATAACGTTCTGTACTCGCAACGTTGAAAGCTATAAACTTTTGCCCGTTGAACTCTTTAATTTCCGCATCGTTGCCGATGTTTCCTATTACTGTTACTGCTAACATAAATGTTTAATTTTATGGTTAATATATTCTTTCCATTCCGGGGTTATAACGTCCATCACGTCTTTGCCCGGATTATTTTCTTGCCAAACTCGTGCTTCCCTTACCATTTCGTTTGCAACCTCGATAGGGGTTCCTAACCCGGTTACGTCCATCAAAAAGCTACAATCCGGTATAGGTACTATTTCCTTTATGAAATCAAATGTCAGTTGCTCCATGCTGTTTTTCTTATCCTATTGCGCTATAATAGGCTACGTGTAGTACGTCGTACTGCTTTCCTACTATCGCAAATTGAAAATTACTATCTGCGCTCGGTTGAACGTTGGGAATGTTTATAAATTCGTAAGTGTACCCTTCAATGGTATAAGCGGCTATTTCCCGGTTGCTTTTAGCGAAGGCTGTTAAGCTGCTTATCAATAGCTTGTAATAGTCTTCCCCGAAAGCCTTTATTAGCTTGCTTTTATTTCTTAGTGTAAATCTCATATTAACGAACCGTCTTATTTTAATACGTCCTTTGGAACACTTAACTTTTTACTCAATAGGGTAGCAACCTTTTCGGCTGCTGCGCGAAACTCCTTGTTATACTTATATTCGCTATCGTACCGCCGAAGGTAATAACATATCGTACTTTGGTCGTGTAAGGTTTCTTCCGCTATACGTTGGGTATTCTCGCCGCGTTTTTTGCAATGATGCGCGTAAATCATCCGGGCGTAAACGTGCCAGCGGTTACGGCTGTCTTCTGAAATGGAAGCGAAGCTAACCCCCATAGCGGTAAGTATAGCCGTCTTTATATCCCGGTGTTTGGGTGGTTTCTCATAGTTTATAATCAGTCCCAAACCTTCGGCTATATATAGTTCCAGCCCTGCGCCCGTGCTGCGCTCCCAATTAGAAAGCATATAAATCGCGTCGCAATCGAGCAAAAGGCGAATATCCACCTTCATTTGTTCGTTCCAGCGCGAACCCGGCTTTAATTCGTACCGCAATGGGTTTACAACCTCGTAACCCTTTGCTTTTAGTTCCGCTTCCGCTTTGCTGAACTTTTCCACATATTCGGCTACCGGAAGCCCGGTTATTTGCCCGCTTATATATACTTTATGCTTCTTCATGTCTTTTAATCGTTTTTTTGCCCGTTAAGGCGTTATTATATTGTTTCCCTTACATCTTACCGTCTGAAATACGATAGTTGAATATCGGGGTTCATTTGTACGGCTATCGCGGTGTTAGCTTTGTTAGTCTTGGTCGGTAACTTGAATTATCGAAGCCTATAAGGTCGAACATCTCTACAAATCGGTCGGCTACACGAACCCCGTAACGCTTGGCTATATCTTCGTCGCCTTCCAAGTTTGAGGTTATAATCGTGAATAACTGGCGGTCGTAACGGTGGTATAGCAAATCTACCAACGGGCTAACCTCGTTTCCCCAAACCTTTAGGCTTGCTGGTTCCGTCCCTACGTCGTCGATGCAAAGAAGCTCGGTATTTTTCAAGTCCGCTAAAAGTTCCTGCTTTTCCCCCTTCGCTGCTTCCGTAAGTGCGGAAGCCGGAATAAAGGAAACGCCTTTACGTTCAAACGATATATCGCTATGGTAAATCGTATTTATTAGCTGGGAAATTGCACGCGCTAATGTTGTCTTTCCGCATCCGGGTGTTCCGTACATGAATAACCCCGGTTTCATGCTTTCGCCAACGAGCCAACGCGCCGCCATTGTAAGATGCTGCCTTGTCGCTTCGTCTTCTTGGTAAGAATAGCCCCGGTTTTCAACTTGGAAACGGTAACATTCGCGTAGCATGGCGGGTACGTCCTGCGTATAACGGTCAATCTTAAAGCGTGCTACGGCGGGGCTTCTTTTGCGTAGCAGGTTCGCAAATGCCACTATGTCTATCCGTTGTATCGGTTGCTCCTGCTTTTTGTTCTCTGTTGTTCCCATTGTCTTTCCTTATTTTAATTCTTAGATGATTAATCAAATGCCGCGCCCATTCGGTATAATTTATGTGGGTATCTCCGGTTAGTTCCCATTCGTCTATAACTTCTTCGGCTTCCTTGCGCAATCGTTCGGGAGTGACATAAAGCTGCATGCAAATGGTTTCTATCTGCGCCCTTTTGTTTTCGCTGAAAAATTCGGTTAGAAACTTACTGTTTTCGGTTTCCTTGCCGTTTATGTTTTTTTTCTCGCGCACGCCATCAAGAGAAAGAAGAGAAGGAGAATTATTATTAATCATATCAACATCATTACATATCATATCAATGTTGTTTTCGGTTGTTTTCGCTTGTTTTTTCAACCCTTCGGTTGTTTCGGTTGAAAAATCAACCGCTCGGTTGTTTGGGTTGTTTTGGCTTGTTTCCTCGGTTTCCGTATTCTTTTTCTTCTTTCGTGCGTTCTGATTACCTTTAGGCGCGCCCCCTAATTTGCCGTTAGCTTTATTCAACTGCACTGTTTCCGCGTAACGCTTGTTATCAGCTTCAAGACGTTTTCGGATGGGTGCAAATGCTATCCTAACGGTTTTGTTCGCCGTCATTGCTTCCAAATCTTCCTCAGCCTTCGTCCGTATAGCTTCGTTTTCGCTCTCTAATTGGTTATAGGCTCTAATCGCGCGGAACAACATAGCCGTTTCTTCGTCGTCAAGTTCATCAAGCACTGAAAGCAAATCCATATATAATACGAATGAATTTTTATCGCCCATGATAGGTATATTTTAGGGACACGCCCGAAGGCGCGCCCCGGTTAGTTAATAACTTTCTTCTTGTTCTTTGTATGCCAAACAAAAGGCTTTTTCTACAATCGCGTTGCAAGCGAAAGGCGAAGCCGCAAGTATGGAAATATCCACTACCTTACATTCTTCGTTTTCTTTTTCTATACGCTCTTTTATCTTGCTGTTTATCCATGCGGTAATAACGACCTTAGCCGTATCCACGTCGCGTGTTTTTACAACAAAATCGTAGTTCTGCTTATTCGGTTCTTCTTCGTCTTCCGATTGTATTACTACGTCGGCTTCAACCTTGTAATACTTCGTATCGTTGCGCTGATCTTCCCCGTCGTTGCTTTCTTCGCCTTCTTCGTTTGCGCCTTCCTGCGCTTCAACGTGTTTCCGCAGGCGGTCGTTAAGAATTATAATCCTATCCATCAACTTTATGCCCACTATGTCGAACGGCTGGGTAAAATTCAATTCTATATAGTCGGTCGCAACCTCATAGGCTTTTATTATGTTTTGCGCCTGCAATATGAAGTTATGCCGCTTACCGCCAATGGTAGCGGAAATCTTGAACGGGTAAAGGCTGGTTCGCTTGTTTTCGTAAGCGAGTCTTCGTTGGTTGCTTACTTCCACTTCTTTAACGTCTTCGCTTTGCAGATAGAAATTTATCTCGGTCGCCAAATCGTTATCTATATATTTCCCGCGCTCAAACAGAATTTCGTTGCGCTCAATAGTTACAACCTCTCCCGTATCATCGTCCACAAAGTCCTCGTTCCATGTGCGCAAAACATTTGTCGCTAAGTATTTTCCTATTATCCGGCGTATGTCCGAAGTTTTGAAGCGTACTTCGTCTTTCCGGGTCTGTATTTTTTCGTTCTGTTTCATATCCTATCCGCGTTAAAGTCTTTTGAGGGTTTGAAAACAACAACCTTACGGGCTGGAACTAATAGGGTTTCGCCCGTATTTATGTTCCGGGCTGGTTTCGCCTTGCGTTGCTTCGTTTGGAAAGTACCGAATCCGCGAATAGTTACCGTATCGCCGCCCGTCACTTCGTCCCGAATAACATCAAATGTACGTTCTAATACTTCCTTTACTTGATAGCTGTTTAATCCGGTCTGTTCCGCTACCGAGTTCACTAATTCCTGCTTTGTCATAGCTTCTCAATTAAAATTTGTTCGTATAAGTCTGTAAATTGGTTGCCCGCGTACCGTGCCAAACGTGAAGCGTAGAAGCAAAGCCGAGAGCCGATAGACGCATACGAATGCGTAGCCGCGCTATGCGTATNCAAAGCCGAGAGCCGATATACGCATTCGTACGCGTAGCCGCGTTAATCGTATGCGCGTACGAAAGCCCGGCAGAACCTTTGCCTTTCGCGTTTTCTTGTATATAGAAGTAAGGGTAGTATTTGTATTGGTCGGTATTGTTCCAATCCGGTTTCCAGCCTTCGTTAAGTGCTGCGGCAATAGTTTCCAATTTGCGGCGTGCTATTTCGTCCGATCTGAAGCCTTGCGCCTTCGCGTTTTGTTCGTTTATCGGTTCTACGCCTAATACCTTACATGCGTCTTCGTAGGTCTTTACCCGGTCGGTTATTTCCTCGTAGTCTTCTTCCTTGTAGAAGTAATCGAAAATACTACCGTTCCCTTCGTCTTCGGTAAGTTTCTTTACGGTGTCTTGCGCTTCTTCTACGTTGTCGTATCTGCCTTGTAAATTCTCGTTCCCGTTCTCTTTTCTGTATAAACAAATCTTTTTCATGTCACTAAAATTTAAATATTAAAATAATGTTCCCTGCTTGGGCTTGTGCGCGTCTTCGTAAAGTATGCGCCTTTGCCTTGCGATACTCAACCGTACTGCTTTTATAGCTTCTTCACGTCCTTTCAGGCTTTCTTCGTATTCCAAAAGTTCGCTTTCGGTCGTAGCTAAGAAATAGCCTTCGGAAGTTGCTATAAGTCCCGGTAGAAGGTCGTTTGTACGAATGTGGTTTATTATCTTCCTTAGCCGTGCCGCGTCTATCTTGTAGCTGTCACGTAACCGGGAAATAATATACTTATTCGTTACCGCGTTGGCTTTGCCTATCTTGGTTTTCAAGCCTTCAAGAATAATCGGAAGTATTACTTTCCTTTCGTATTCTGTCAGCGGTTGCGTTTCTTCTGAAAACCCTTTAATCATAGTGCTTGCAATTAAAAAGGTGTTTTGTTGAAACTAATCCGTAGTCCGGGTTTTGCGACGTGTACCGTTTTTCCGGTGGCTTTTGCTATTCCGTCCCGGAAGGCTACCGCGTCGCCGTTCCCTTCGCTTATATGTATCAATACTATGTTATTAACCCGTGTTAGGTCGTTAGCCTTCAACGCGTCCAAACAAGTATAGTAGCTTAAATGGCTTCTCCGTACTCGTTCTTTCAATACTTCCGGTATATAACCTTCTGTTACATTGCGTTCCAATATATCCGGGTCGTAGTTGCATTCAATTAATATGTTGTTCAACCCGGCAAATGTACAAGGCAAATAGAAAGTATCGGTAGCGAACAATACGCCGCCCGTTTCTTCATGCCAGACGTAGAAGCCCAACGGTTCGCGGCTGTCGTGCTTCGTGGGAAAGGGAATGATAGTAAAACCGCCCAGCCGTAAATGCTGGTAACTTCCGTTTTCCATCCTTATGTGGGTCGGTCGCCAGCAAGAATTAATCTTAGCGGCTTCTATCGTGCCTTTGGAAGCGTAAACCGGAACAACGTAGTTTAAAACCTCATTAATACGCCCGGCATGGTCGCCATGTTCATGGGTAATGAGGCAGCCTACTATTTTCTTTACGTTGTTGCCCAACGCTGCTAATACCTTCTTGAATGGTATTCCAGCTTCAAGTAGAAGGGCTTCGCCCGCGTTTTGCAAAACGTAGGCGTTACCCTCTGAACTTGAACCTAATACGGTTAATTCCATATTTAGAACAATGGTTTAGCGTTATTACTTCCGCGACCTTCCCGTGCTTGCGGCGGGTTAGCTGGCTCGCTTTGCGCCGTTTGTCCCTGCTGGGCTTGTATGGGTTGCCCGTCGATAACTCCAATAGTAGGCGCGGCATTCGCTTCTTCTTTTATTTCTTCGGCTACCGCATCCACTATCGGTACGCTGCTTTGTTCGTCTGCATCGCCGAAGTCGCACCCCGTAATGTACTCGTATAGGGCTTTCTTAGCCTTTCTTTCGGCTTTTCCGCGCAGTTGGTCGTGGCTGCTGTAATCATCCTTCTTTACGGTTGCAATAATGCTAAAGCCGTTTTTTTCTCCGTTATACTCATAGTTTATTTTGCAAGGTATTTCGGCGAAGTTCTGCGTTTGCCCCTTGTCGTATGAGGTATCAATGAAGTATTTTACGCCCAGCTTGCGAAGAAGCGAAGTATAACCTTCCTTAGTGGGGTACATCCTTTCGGCTATTATATTGAACTGGTTTCCGGTCGGAAGCAAGCCGATAGTAACCGCGTCTATGATGCAATCGCGTACTATGTCGCGGGTGTAAAGCGGAAGCGGGGCGCGCCCGCCGCTTCTTGCACGCCCGTTTCGGTCTGTAAGAAATCCTATTTTCGTGTTCATCAAAGGCATGAAAACCTTATCCATTACTTCGTCGGTCATGGCTTCGCGAAGAAGTGCTATTACGTTTACGGCTGTAAATGCCGCACCGAAGTTGCTTACGATCTGCAAAGCCGAAGCGTCCTTGCAGGCTAATTCAAACTTTTCTTTTGCTGCCAATATGGTAGCGGGTAAAGTGTTGGTATTCATACTATCGTTAGTTAATTGTTGTTCATTATGTCCTTTAAAAAGCTCTCTATTCCACCGCCTTTAATCATCTTTTCAAAAGCTATTTCGCGGGTTGCCCGTTCTACTATCGGAGCGGACTGCTTTCCGGTAAGAAGTTCTTTCAAGCCCTTTATTATGGCTCCATAATTTCCGCAAAAACCTACCATTACTCCGGTACTGTCTTCGCCGTTTTTATCTTTCGTATCTGTGTCGCAACCTACTACGATAAGACCGCGTGAACTGCTTCCGTTACATAATGGTACTAAATGCTTTTGCATTACTTCTGTGGTGGTCTTCAAAAAGTCGCTTTGGGGTTCTTCTTGGCTGCTTTCCGCTTGTTGCGTTTCTCCGTTTCCCGAAGCAAAGCAATAATAGTCACGATACAAGTCCGCAAAGTGTTCGGCTGCGTATTTCGCGAGCGCGGACGTGGGAAAGCAAAGCCGAGAGCCGATAGACGCAGTCGTATACGTAGCCGCGTTAATCGTATACGCGCACGAAAGCCCGGCATTTACATAACGGAATAGCGGGTAATACTTCCATTCGTTTTGGTCGTCCCAATTCGGCTTCCAACCGTTATTAAGTGCGCGGGTTATTACTGTCAGCTTGTGGTAGGCTAACATGCTTCTTTGGTCTTCCTTCGGGAAAATGTTAAATACTTCTTCGTTAATCGGTTGAATGTTCAAAACTCTACAAGCGTCCTCGTAAGACGCGATTTTCTTTTCTGTATTCATAAAGTTGTTATTTAAAAAAGTTAATAATAATGTTATTCTACTTTGAAGTCTTCGGTAGTTACTACCAACTTTACAAGCTGGCTAACAACCGGGATAAACTCGTTAATACTTTCTGCGTTATCCACGAAAATAGGCGCGCTAACGTTGTGGAACGTGCAAAGGGTGTTTATTATATCAAGCCCGGCATTAACTTTCCCGGCTTGGTTCTTATCCGCGTATTTTACCCCGTCAATAAGGCAAATGCAATCCGGTTCTTTTTCGCCGTTTACGAGCGTTTTGTACATCTTGAACTGAACCCGGCTAAACAATCCGTTTACGCGGCGTTCCACTTCCGTCATACGGGCTTTTATCAAGTCGGCTATTACTATTTCGCAGCCTTGTATTTCGGCGCGTTCCTGCGCCAATTTTGCGGCTTCCCCGTTTAGTTCGGCTATGCGCTTTTCGTTGGCTTCTATAATGGTGCGAAGGTTTAGCTTACGCTTTACTTCATCAAGCCGGGCGGTAAGGTTGGCTTTCCGTTGGCGTATCTCTGTTCTGCTTGCCGCGTCTTCCGCGTTGAAGGCTGGAAGCTGTTCGGAAAGTTCCTTTATTTCTTTTTCAAGCGCAACCCATTCCGGGAGGTCTTCTCCGTTAATATCCGGTTCGGTATTTACGCGGGGATTGTCATTCAAAACCTTTTGCAACGCTTCGCGGTCTTCTTTCGCCTTTGCTACGGCGGTAGTGTGGCTGGTTTCCAATTCGGCTAACGCTTTGTCTATCCGGTTGGCTTCTTCTTCCTGCGATGTTATCATTTCGTTTAACCGCTGACCGTCCGTGTTAATCTTGTTAAGGCGTTCTTCCCGGTCTGCATAGAATTTTTCGCGAGCGGCTTCCCGGTCGGTGTTATATTTTGCTAATGCTACCGGGTCGGCGCAAGCGTGCTTAAACAACGGGCAAACAAGACTTTCCGTAGCGGTAAATTCTTCGGCGTTTACTTTGTACCATCTTTCGCGTAGTTCGTTCTGCATTTGTTTGTAGCCTTCTATTGTGCTTTGCGTCCGTTTCTTCTCGTTCGTCAAACGGTCGTATTCACTACGGTAGCGGCTGGCTTCGCTGCGTTCGTCGTTTATAACCTGCTGTAACTTACGGTCGGCATTATTGTAAGTTTCGTTCTTCTTGAACGCTTCGTTCCTTGCCGTTTCCTTTGCCTTAAATACTAATGCGTGCTGGCTGCTACGTTTGTCATTTATGGCGGTTTGTACCTTAGCGGCAGCTTCATAGGCGATACGGTTGGCTTCTGCTGCTGATGCGGCGGCTTCGTCTATGTCGTTCAATTCTTTTGTAAGTTGCTCCTTTTTGGTGTTAAGGGCGGCATAGTCCGGTGTAAGCGGGGTAGCACGCGTTATTTCGTCAATACGCGTAGGTATCTTTTCCAATTCCTTCGTTATCTTCTCCTTTTGCGCTGAAATCTCGCGCTTATAGTCTTCTACCGTTTTCCCGCTAAGCCGTTCTATCAATGCGGCAAAGGCGGTATCGCCCTTCGCTATGTCTTCGTAGCTTACGCCCCCGGCTATCTGCAAAAGCATTTCGCGTTGTGCCGTCCAATGAAGGGAAAGGAAATAGTAGGGGTTGGTAATCATCTTGAAAACAGCTTCGGGTATAATTTCGTTTATACGTTCGTCGTATTCGCCTTTTGTTTTTAATGGTACTCCATTATAGAAGTAGTCGGTATGATGTCCCTTTAACTTCCTTTCCGTCTTTCCCTTCTCTGTTTTCCATTCTTCAACCAATACGCGACGGAGTTCTACGGTTTCAACACTTCCCGTTTCGGTATCTATTATTTCCAACGTTCCGGCTACCTCGTGTTCAAGGTCGGGAATAAAGTTACCTTCTGCGTCGTTGGTCTTAATTCCGAACTTACTATCTACGTTACCTTCACTGTCTTTGCCCCAAAGAAGCCATGTAAAAGCGTCCATTATGGTAGTCTTTCCCGTGCCGTTCCGTCCGCTTATGGTTGTAACTGTGTCGTTAAAGTCTATAACGACGTTGCGCAAGCCTTTGAAATTTACAAGGCTTAGACGTTTGATGATTGCTTTTTTGCTCATATTACTGATATTTTTGAAGTGAATAAAATCCCGCGTCAAGACTTACGGTTATTTTCTCTAATTTCTTCTTTTGGGCTGCATAGGAGCGTGCTATGCTGTTCAGGTAGCCCGTAAGGTTTACTATGTAGGTGCGCTTCTCTATGATGCAGTTTAGGGCTACGTCTAAGACGGCTTCCCAAACTTCCCGTACGCGTTCCGGCTGTACCGCTATTCTGTGCCGGATGATATATTCCGTTACTTTTGCCTTGCGGCTTTCAATCTCGGTTATTACCATTGAAAAATCACCTGTCCGGTATGCCTGCAATACAATCGCGCAAAATTGGATGGCGTTCAAATATTCTTCTTGTATATTGGAAACGCTTGTTCTCTTTCTCAAACGCTCCCTAATCCGTTCTTGAAATGTGTTACGATCTATTAGTTCTATCTGCCCGCTGGTTGTTTCAACTATACAGTATTTTCGGCTAATTTCGCGCGGGTCTATGTTCTTTTCCGCCGAATAAAGGAAACGTTTAAGGCTTCCGGTGTATTTTTCCCCGTTATCCGCCTTTAATATCAATGCGTTATTGCATGGTTTCAATATACGCGGTTCTACTCCCCGGCAGTAACTTCGTATCTGCCTGCTCTCCCTATTTATTTCATATTTAGAAAAGCCGGGAATGTTAATCCAAATGTTTTTAATCATATAGCTGTGTTTTAAAAGTTATTTCTTTTTGTTGCCTGCTGCCAGCTTTAACGCTAAATCAGCGTCAATAATCAGTAGCGCGCCTACTTGCGTTATCGCTGCATCAATCCGCCCGGAAGCCTTCAACCGTGCTGCGGTTGTCTTGGAACACCCTAATAGAATTGCAAGCCCTTTCAAACCGTACACGTAACGTTTCGCCGTTTTAGGCTTTTCCGGCTTCTGTGCCGCAGCTTCTATACGTTCGTCTATCGCGTCCATAAGTTCGCCGAGCGTAAGGTCTATTATTCGTTTCTTTGTGTCCATAGTCTAACTGTTTTCGTCGTCTTTAATGTCCGGTATTGTCTTCGCCGCAACCTTTATTGAAAGGGCGAAATTCGCAACTACAAGGAATACTGCCCATATAGGCGCGGTTTCAGTGTCAATGCTTAGAAGTATAAAGGAAACGGCAACCCAAGCAAGGGTAAGCCAGTTATACCACTTTAGCGGTTTCGTAAATTCTATGCCGATGGCTTTAAAAATCTTAGTCATAACTGCAAACTTCAAAAGGGTTATAGTCGTTTTCGCCTTTGCGCCTTCCTGTCGTTTTGACAATCCGTGTGATCTGCGCGCGTCTTCCTACTCTGAAAAAATCGCCGTTCCCGGTAAGTTCCTTCGGGAGTATAAGCAGAAGAAGGGCTACCGCTACGAATGTGCGTTTTAACGGGTCAAGGCTTACCGGAACATTATGCTTTGTACAGAACCACCAAACGCAAAGTTCCGTAGCCTTTTGTATGCCTACTTTCGCGTAGATGTTCCGGGCTGTATTCTCTACGGTGCGGGTAGAAATAAACAGAATGTCCGCTACTTCTTTCTTGGAAGCTCCCCACGCCAGCAAGTGCGCTACTTCGGTTTCCCGCCTGCTTAGTTCCACGTTTAGTTTCATACGTCCCAAATGTTAGCTGTTATTCCGTATTTGTTGAATACGCCTTCTACGGCTTTCGCTTGCGTTACTTTAGGTTCTATCTTTCCGTCCCGGTATGCGTAGAAACTGTTCCGGTTATTTATTCCCAAAGCGGCTTTAATTTCCGTTACCGCTATTTTGTAATCGCCTACACGTAACTGGTTCAACCCGCTAAGGAAGCCCTTGCTTTTTTTCTTATTTTCTGTTGTTACTACCATAATTGTAAAATTTAAAATTCATAGTGCGCGGGGGAAGGTTCGCCCTTCGTACGCCCGTAGCGTCCCGCGCGCGGTCTGTTTCCGCAGTCATCGGTTTATAGCCTTTACAAAGGGGATTCCTTTTCCGCTGGCTTATATATAGTTCCTCTGATTTGTATTAAGGTAATACGTTAATCGGAAGAAGAAGCGTTACCTATCTGCTTGTAATAGCTGGTATCTTCCATGCTGTCCATGTAGTTAAGCATACGCAAAAGTCTTTGCAGGTCTTCCGGGCTTAATTCCCGTTCTTCTTCGCTATTGTCGTCGCCATGCTTTCCGAATATCCTATGCTTTTGTATGTACGCTTCCGTGAACTCCTTTTGCATCCGCTTCATATCCTTTGTAAGCTGTTTATAGTGCCAATCGTACAAAGCCTGCAATTCTACGTACTGCATTTTGGTTAATTCAACGGTAACGTATCTTCTGCGCTGGCGGTAACTCATCCGCTTTTCGTTTGTTACATTGAAATAACATTGGGTAAACAAGGTAAATCCGTACCCGTTTTCCTTTACGTTGAAAGTGTACGGTTGTTTTTCTTCCTGCGCTTCTACTATTTCTTCCAACGAAACACCGTATTTGGCTAACAGTTGGTCTAACAAACGCCTTGCGTTTATGGCTTCGCCTTTCTCGCCGCGTTCCGCAAGGGCTTGTAGTTTCAGAACCTTGCTTCTAATGCTTTCAAAATCTTTATCCATATAGCTGAATATTAAAAGTAATTGAGTGAACTATTTTACGTAGAAAGTAACGCGAAGCCCGCGACGAAGGCAGCACTTAACTTTGTCTAATCCGGCTTTCAAAGCGCGTGTTACAAACTTATCGGCTAAAGTTTCGCCAATCAAATTCAGAAGACCGCTAACGCCTACCAGCTTGTTAATACGGTTGCCTTCGTTGTCTATTCCGCTTACCTTAATGCGGAAGTTCTTGTTAATGAATTTACTTGTATGTATCATATAGCTTTTATAAATTTCTGTAAATTAGCGTGTTTTTGTCATTGCTAAGTGTCTGCTTTTTGCTTACCTTTGCAACTGAACAACTAACACAATGCAAATGTATAGTAAAAGCATACAATATGCAAACTAAAAGTGTTCATATTTTAGCTGAAAGCCGATTTTTAACTTTTAGAAACAGTTACATTTATGGAAACAAGTGTAAAAGAGAGACTTAAACAATTTATAGATACGCTAAACATTAGCGAAAGGGAATTTTGCAGGCGCATCGGTGTGTCTTCTTCTTATGTTATGTCTATAAAAAAGTCTATTCAACCGGATAAAATGCAAGCTATTAGCATACAGTTCCCGGAACTTAATCCGCTTTGGCTTTTGCTGGGGCAGGGGGAAATGTTGTTACCTAACG